GTGATCTTCGGTTAGTATTAAGAAGTTCATCTGCCTGTCTTCACAATACTCTCTCGCAGCGGACCATTTAGTTTGGTTCTTTACGTAAGTCAGTGCGGCATTACGATAGGCAGCAGTTTTTTTGTTTTTCTCATTCGGTGGTTGAGTTTGTTTTTTGGGTTTGATCTCAATAATATACTTGGTAAGTTTGCCACTCTTTTCTTTTACTTTAATGTAAAAGTCAGGGAAATATCGTCTTACTTTACCATCAGGTGCGCGATAGGGAATGATTATCTCTTCGCTACCCCATTCAATTATTGAGGGATTATTATCACAGAACACCATGAACTTACGTTCCCAAAGTGATCTATAAACTATGTTTGTTGGATTACCACGATACTTAGTAGGATTTTTGGGTTTGTAAAATCCAGAGTATGCCATAAATATAAAGAGACCAACATAGGTATTTAGTGTGTCAATTAATCGCTTTATGTCGTCCATTTCCGCCAAAGGCGGAATGTCACTTAGCAATAACTTTATAGTAAAGTTTGAAGGAGCTCCTGGAGCAGTTGACGATGAAGCGGTTGAATTTATGTGTGATGAAGCACAACTTCCAAATATCAACACAGCAACGGGAACAATTAACGGTCTCTACACTGGTTTAGGAAATATTGACTATCCACACACTAAAGTCTTTACGGAACTACAACTAGGATTTATGTTGGATGCAGATTTAACTCTGTTAAAATATTTAAATAATTGGTATGAATCTATATTTGATCTGTCTGGACCAGAGGAAGATCGAGTTACTAGATTAAATTACAGACACACATATGCTGGAACTATAAAAATTATTAAAACTGAGATAGGTCCAGAATCAACCACACAAAGGCAACCCATTACATATGTGCTAGAGCAAGCATATCCATATGCTATTGATGCTATACCATTACAATTTGGTTCTGCTCAGATCACAAAGGTAACGGCACAATTTAAATACCAAAGGCACTATGTTGTTAATAAAGATACTACAAACATAAAAGATGCTATAATTCCTGCTGGTGGTGTGTTGGTTGGTGAAGTTCAAATTGGTCCTAATATATGGCAGCAAGAGTGGTTGCTTCCTAATGGTAAAATTATTAAGACACAAGGACCTAAGAAAGGAACTGGAACTCAACCAACAATTCCACGTACTACAGTACCAAAAAAAGGTCCTATTCCATTAGAAGTAATTCCATTTCAAAATTGATTTTTCAATTCTATAAAAGTGGGAAAATTTTTCCCGCTCATTTTTGAGTCGAAAAGTCGCACTAAATATTAATATGATATGATCTGAACATAATGGCATTACCACAAGTTGTGCTTCCAACCTATGAGTTGGAAATTCCGTCTAATGGCAAAAAAATCAAATATCGCCCATTTGTTGTAAAAGAAGAAAAACTACTTCTTTTGGCAATGGAGTCGGACGATGTAGTAAATATTGAAGCGGCAGTAAAACAATTATTGAAAGGTTGTATCCAAAGTCGCGTAAAAATTGACGATTTGGCAATTTTTGATTTGGAATATATTTTTCTTCAAATCCGTGCGGTGTCTGTTGGCGAAGTTGTTGACATGAATATTACATGTGAGGATGATGGCGAAACTGTTGTTCCATATAAGTTAAATTTACTAGAAGTTGCAGTACAGAAACCAGAAGGACATTCTAACAAGATTATGCTTTCTGATGATATGGGTATTATGATGAGATACCCCAAATTTGATACTTTTATCATGGGTTCAATTATTGGGCAAGCACCAACGGCTGACTCTGTTGTTGATATTATTGCTGGTTGTATAGATCAAATTTTTGATGGTGAAGATGTATATGATAGTTCTACTACTACTAAAAAAGAATTTAGAGAATTTTTAGAAAATCTTACCAACACACAATTTGAAAAAATCCAAGAATTTTTTGGAACTTCTCCAAAATTAGAACATATCGTTAAAATTGTAAATCCTAACACTGGAGTCGAAAATGAAATTGTATTTTCTGGGTTAGCGTCTTTTTTCGGATAGCACTCTTCCATAATACTTTGGAAGGGTACTATAAAACCAACTTTGCTTTGATGCAGCACCATAAATATAATTTGAGTGAAATTGAAAATATGATGCCATTTGAGAGGCAAGTATATGTTTCTCTATTGATGCAGCACTTAGAACAAGTCAAACAACAACAGGAAGCGGCAGCTAAGCAACGATAATGGCACACGGATATCTAAACCCTACAGATTTAAGAACCGAGAGAAATTATCTTGGTGATGTTGCTGGTGCTATTGGAAATAGAATTGGCAAAGCATCTAACATGGCACGCAAAGAGCGTGCTTATGCTGAAAATATTGCTGAGAAGAATAATACATCATTATCAGAAGCTGGTATTGGAAGAGGTCATTTTTTCCAGAGAGCACTAGGATCTACTTTTGGTGGTGATGCTTTAGCAAGAACCAGGGGTAGATTTGCTAAAGATGCCACAATGAGCATCGACCCTACAGGATCTCAAGCATCTAGATTTAGAGGTGGTTTTGCTGATAGGGGTCGTTATGATTACTCTGAAGAAATTTTTAGTGCTCCTGCTGAAAGTGGTGGAGCATTAGCATCTTTTTTTGGTGGAGCTGCTCAGGCAGGTGGTGGGGTTGCTCAAAAATTATTAGAAGCAGGACCACAAGCAATTAATCCCGAAGTTCTTGGTGGAGAAGTTGCCAAATATCAAGGAACTAAAACTAATGCTGCTGGATTTAGTGTTGATACTACAGCAACAGAAATTAAAGATATTGCTGGTATTCTGAACCAAATTGGGCAGTTAATTGTTAGATCTAATAATACTTCTGTTCAAGCAATTGATAGTGTACAGAGAATAAATGTAAAAGTAGTTGATAGTGTTCAAAATTTAGGACAACTTCAAGTTGGTATTGCCGAGCGTCAATTACAACAGCAAATGCTGCTTGCTTCAAATGCAGAGAATACACAAGAACAAATTGCTGCCAGACAATTAGCAGCAGTAGAAAAATCTCAAATGGCACAGCAGGGTTCTGCTGCTGGTAGCTTAGATCCTGAAAAGTCTGGTTTTGGGAAAGGTGGAATTCTTGGTAACATGTTTGGCGGCATGGGAAATCTTTTAGATACTGGATTGAGTATGCTTGGCGGCGGCCGTGGTGGTATTCGCGGTGGTGCTGGTAGAATGAGTCGTGCTGGCAGAAGAGCACAAAAAGCACAAGGATTTTCTACTGCTAATGCTGGGGGAGCTGGTATCCGTGGAATGAATTTCCGCAACAACGGTATGACTGGTAGTAAGTTATCTATTAATAGAATTTTTGCTGGCACTGCTGGTCCAGGTGATGCGCTTGGTACAGCACAAAACGATATAACAAAGAGATACGCTCAAAGATATGGTCAAAAAGCTGCCTTGAAACGCTTTGGCGCAGAAGGTTTGCAAGCAGCAGGAATGACTCTTTCAAAAGGAGCAAGAGTTGCGAAATTCTTGAGTCCTGTAATGAAAAGAGTTCCTATTGTTGGTGGATTACTAGATTTTGGCATAAATCTTGCTATGGGAGAACCTATTGGTAAAGCAGCAGCAAAAGGAATTGGTGCTACTCTTGGTGCTACTCTAGGATCATTTGTTCCCATTCCTGGTGTTGGAACCATTCTTGGTGGTATTGTTGGCGATATGCTAGGTGGTGTTGTTTATAACGCGCTACAAGGGTCAAAAGGAGGAACGACGGATCAAAGTTTGACGCCATTTGCTTCGGGTGGTATTGTCACACGACCTACAGCGGGATTGGTTGGTGAAGCAGGCAAAGAGGGTGTTTTCCCACTCGAAGGTGCTAAAGGAAAAGAAACATTCCTTATGTTTGGTGAAGGTATATTAGACGCACAGAAAAATAACAAAACACAATATGCTCAACAGCAAGCATCTGGATTAAAAGAATATTATGAAAATCAAGGTGGATGGAGAATATTTGGAAAAATCATGAAAAATCCATTTGATTCTATAACTGAATTACTTTTTGGTGATGGCGGTGGCAACGGAAGCAAAGATGATGATCTTAAAGGCGCAGGAATTGATGGACTTCCAAGAGGAGCTGGTAGTGGTAAACTTGATGTTAAAGAAGGTGGTGGAAAATTAAAGGGATTATCTGAAGATGATTACAAATGGTTGGCATATGGTATTAGTGGAGAAGCAGGTGGTGGTGATGACATGTATGCTGTTGCTGCTTCTATTCTAAATCGCTATGCTACAGGAAAGTACAATAGCATTGAAGATATTATTAAAGCACCAGGACAATATGAAGCTTATGAAAAAGGCACTTTGAGATTTATGCCTGATGTTGCTGCTAATTTCCAATCAGATGAGGGTCAGGCAAAAATGGTTGCTGCTCTTGAATTATTACATGGCAGAGGAGATTTTAGGGGACAAGAACTGTTGAATAATAGAGTTAAAAATGAAGATCCTATGGTAGATCCATCTGGAAACTACTATCTTTATGGGTGGCAAGGTTCTGGTGCGAATGCACAAAAACCTAAGAATTGGTCACCTCCAACAGATTATCAAAAATTTATCGAAAGATCAAACTCAGCAACTGACTTGGATATAGATGCAACAAATTCATTTGTAGAAGGTCTTTTGAAGAAAAATGGCATAGATCCAGATTCTATACAACCTGAGACCCATGAAATAGGAGGTCCAAGAGCATCTCTTCCATCAGTTTTTCAAGTACCATCTGCTGATGTATTACAGACAGCATCTATGGTAGATATGAATTCCAGACAATTATCACTATCACCATTGACGGCTTCTTTACTACCACAATCTCAGCAGCAGAAACAACAATCTGATCCAGGTCCAGCTTTTGCTCTTGGTTCATTAGCAACTGGTGGTTCTTCTAATACGGGACTCACTTCTTTATCCATGCTTGGTATCCTGACTCTTTAATAATTATGGAAGCATCAAACCCAACTGATTTCGTGTTAACTCAAGTTCTCATTTATCCAAATGACAGCACAGAACCACGACCAATTACAAATCTCCTTGTTAATTTTGAGTATGTAGAAAATATTACTCATCCATTTTTATCAGCAAAAATGGAGGTAGTTGATAGTGCTGGATTATTGAATAGTCTTCCAATACAGGGTGGAGAAAAAATAACAATAAAAGTTGATTGTAAAGCATTTAAAGAAATAGTTGAGTATGATTTTGTTATCTGGACAGTTCAAAATAGATATGTTAGTCAACAAAAACAATCATATACTCTTGGTTTAGTCTCTATGGAGGCACTAGTAAATGAAATTGCTAGAGTTCAGCAACCATTATCTGGAAATCCTGAAAATATCGTAACCAAACTCCTTACTGAGAGATTGAAAACAACTAAGACAATGTTTGGGGAACCATCAAAATTTGAAATTAAGATGACTCCAAATAACAAAAGAACATTTGATATAATTGCGGAAATTGCTACAAAAAGTGTATCAATACAGACAAATTATAGTTCTACTAATAGTTCAAATAGCAATCAATCCGAGCAGCAAGTAAAAGGATCTGCTGGATTTTTCTTTTGGGAATCGAAACGAGGTTACAATTTTTTTGCTGTTGATTCTTTATGTGCTGATGATACTAGCAAATTAAAATCAAAAAAATTAGAGTCTCCAGCATGGGGAAAATATGTAGAAAGACTGGGAAATCAAGATAACGGTGATACTAGATATCACATTCTCGAATCCAACTTTGAATCTGAAATTGATTTAATTACTTCTTTGAGAAAAGGAAAATACTCATCGATGATGGCATTTTTTAATCATTCAACGGGACAGTATGAGGAGTATGTTTATAAGATTAAAGATAGTTATGACAACATGGCACATCTGGGTGGACAGGAAGGAATTACTTTGATTCCCTCAAATGAGATTGAATTATCGGATTTTCCGAGTAGAATTATGTCTGTATTCTTAGATCACGAATCATGGTATAACGAAGCAACACCTGCATCCCCAGATCCAAAAGATGGAGCAACAGACCCCACAAAATTTGCTGACTGGCAAAAATATTACGCAGCACAATCTATTGCGAGATATCAGTTGTTAAAAAATCAACTATGTACTATAGTTATTCCTGGAAATCCATCCATTTGTGCTGGGGATAAAATTGATATTAGATTGGTAAATAAAGTTTCTACTAAAAGTGGTAAAAAAGAACCATTTGACCCAGAAAGTAGTGGCGTTTACTTAATATCAGAAGTAGCACATTATTATGATACTGCAGCAGGTCCTGGTGGTAAGTTCACAACAACTCTCAGACTCATGAGAGACTCATATGGTCTTAAGGATAGACCATCAAATCACGGCACTAAATAAAAACGTAAAAACAATTACTTATGGAAAACATCGAAGCCCACATTGCTAAGGATAAAGAGATCCTTGACAATCCTATGACTTCTCCTAACCAACGTCGTCATATTGAAGGCGAACTTCATGAATTAGAGGATTATGTAGAACATCATAAAGAAGAAATTGAAGCAGGAGATCATCATGATCCCTCGTCATTAGAACTGTATTGTGATCAGAATCCATCAGAACCAGAATGTCTAGTATATGATGATTAATTAATATGGACCACTTATTATCACAATTAATACCAACTCAACGTATTGGAAACGATGGTTTCAACTGGTGGGTGGGGCAAGTGGAAGGAACCGCCAAAGACGAAAAAAACAATAAAGGTGGTTATCGTTTCAAAGTTCGTATCATAGGAGATCATCCTAAGAGTAAGGAGATCCTTGATACGAAAGACTTGCCATGGGCAAATGTGATGATGCCAGTCAATGTGCCCTTCATGCCTGGTAATGTTGGTGGAGCACATCCACAACTTATTAAGGGATGTTGGGTTGTTGGTTTTTACTTAGATCACTTAAAGCAGAAACCCATTATCATGGGTTCTATTGGACAAACTCCTGGTGCTACAACTATCTCTAAGAGTGAGAGACCAGGAGATTCTGAATCTTATCAAACATATACCGATGGTCTAGCAGCTAAGGTAAATCCAGCGACAGACGGACAACCAGTACCAGAAAGTAGTGGTGGTAAGGGTCCACCTAATAAGACTACTGGTGCTTTAGATGATGGCACAACAAATGATGAAGGTCCGAGAGTTCCACCAGCGAGTAGAAAGGTTAATGGACAAGATGATGAAAAGTGGTGTCAGTCTGTAGCAGAAAAATGCGACAACGAAGATATTAAAGCAAAGAGTACAATTCTTCTGGGTGAGTTTTTAGCAGAAGTACAAAGAAATAATGGTAACATTGGCACTTATTTGATTAGTCCTGTTAATGGAACTATCAATGATGGTGTCAATATTGCTAGAAAATACGTCAATAAATTTCAAAAAGTTATTACTGAATTTGTTGCGAGAGTAAAAGGATTTGTAATTGAGAAACTATCTAACGCTGTAAAAGATCTAATTAACGCATTAATATACCCAAATGATACTGGAAATGTTTTAACTCCTGTTACAGAATGGTTTAATAATATACTGAAGGATCTTGGGTGTCAGATGGCAGACCTTGGAGATCGCTTGGCATCATGGTTGACAGATGTATTAATGAGTTATGTCAATCAAATTTATCGTGCTGCAGCATGTCAAGTTGATGCTCTAGTTAATGGTATTCTATCAAAGATGAACTCTTTGATGGAAGAATTACTCTCAAGTGTTCTTGGACCCATTCAAGAGATTTTGGGAGCTATTGCTGGACCACTTAACATTATTGGTGGAGCAATTAGCTTTGTATTAAACCTTCTTGGTATTTCTTGTTCTGGTCCAAATAATGAGTGTGCTAAGTATAAAGCAGTTTGTACTGATGGTGCAAAGAAGGGGGACGAGAAAGATGATAAAGATGATAAAGATTTCCTTGATAATTTATTAGACAGTATTGATAATTTATTCCCTGCTACTGGTGCTGATTATACTCAATTTGTTTGTGATGATGCATATACAGGAGCACCATTATCAATTACTACTGTTGGATTTACTGGCGGTATTCCAAGATCAAGAGGTAGAAATACCTCAACTACTCCTTCATCAAAAAAACAAAAAATTTCTTACACTATAGAAGATATTACTGTTACTGAAGGAGCGTCGGCACAATTTGTAGTAAGAAGAACTGGATATACAGAAGTTGCTTCGTCTGTTAAATTTAAAACATTAACTAAAGGAACTGCTACTCCAGGAACTGATTATTTACCAGTAGATGGAATATTGGGTTTTGCTCCTAATGAGACGGAAAAAAGAATTACTGTTAATACTCTATACTCTTTAGATAGCGAACCCAATGAAACTTTTTATGTTAGTTTAAAACATAACTCTCCATCGGATGGAAGTGGAGTAAGTCTAAATTTCATCAAGAACGTTGGAATGTGTACAATTACAGAACAAAATTTAACACAACCATATAATCCTTATATTCCAAATCCATTAGATCCAATAACTGGTATTGGAGAAACTTTTCCGCCTGATGAAGTTGATATTCCAGGAACTCCAGATGATGACGGTGATGGTGATGATGATGGCACACAAGAGTTAATACCATCATACGATGTAATTCCTAACAGATCTACATGTCCCGAGGGTGAATTTATTGTTTATAGTATCAGGACAACAAATGTAGCAAATGGAACTATTCTATATTATTCTTTAACGGGAACTGGTATCACATCTGAAGATATCGTTGGTAGTAACCTAACAGGTCAAGTCGTTATCAATAACAATTCGGGAAAAGTAACAGTTGGAATTGAAGATGATGGTGTTGTAGAAGAAGAAGAGATCTTACGCTTTACTTTAAATCGTACTGGTGTCGCAGTTGATGTGTTGATTACGACGACTGCTGATGGTACTGGTTCCGATGATTTGGGTGATTTTGATGAGGGAGAGGGTGAAATTCCTGAAAACATATATGAAGGATTTAAACCTCCTACAGTAAATCCTGAGAAAGTAATTACTGATCCAGATGGTGGAATTATTGAGATCCCTATTGATAATCCAGGTGATCCTTGGGAAGAACCACCATATGTTTGGATTGGTGGCGAAGGTATTGGTGCTGTAGCAACTCCATTGTTAGACCAGAATGGATTTATTACAGAGATTCGAATTAAATCTTCTGGTTATGGATATAAGAAGAATCTCCCTACTGATGCTAATGTCCGTTGTATTATTGATAGTTTTACTGTATTGAGTCCTGGTGTGGGATATACAGAAACTCCTGAGATGTATGTTGATGGAGTACTTGGTATTGCTGAAGCAATCATCAATGAAGATGGATTTGTTATTGGTGCTAGAACTTTGAATAGAGAACTTACATTCGAAGAGTTCCCTAAGATTGTAATTGTTGGTGGTAGTGGGTATGGTGCTAGACTATTGCCATCTTTAGCATGTCTAGATACTCAAGCACTAACCATAGTTGGTGCTACTAAAATTGGAACTGGACGTTACGTTGATTGCCCATAATGACACAAAAACCTGCCGCTAATTATCCAAAAAATATTGCTAAACCTACAACTCCCCCCGAAACTCAGGAGTTAGTTAATGGTCCTAGGTTTAATACATGTTGGAAGGGTCATATGACACGCTCAGAAATTTATGAGCGTATGCTTCCTGATGAACAAACAGCAACTCTAAGAATTGATGGACCTGCTGGCAATAGTGGATTTATAGCAATTCATTCTAGTGGTGCTATCACTCTTGTCACTGGAGAGAGAAATGTAGAGAAAGGTCCTGGTAGTGGAAAATTGTGTATTCACACACATGGACAACAGCAAAAACACGAACAAAGAACTGACATTGAATACAGTGCTGGTGACGATGAAGAAAACCAAGCACTAAACATGATCGCATATGGTGATGTTGTTGAGCAAGCAGTTGGCAGCACACGTCATATCAAAGCACAGAAGATTGTTATTTCAGCATCAGAAGAACTCTTTTTGATTGGAAAGTCTCAAGTATTCATTCAAGCAGGATCTAATGGCGGTGGCACTATCACCATGAATGCTGGTAATGTCGAGAAAATTACCAATAATGATAAGGAAATTATATTAGGACAGAGAATGACCTTTGGTGTCTCGGAAGACACTACAGTACAATTTGATCCCAGAGCATCAATCAATGCTGTTTCTCCTGGTCATGTTAATCATAAGATTCTCGGTGACTACAAAGTATGGGTAGGTGGAGTGGAGCAACATATTATTGCTGGAAAACCACTTTCTATTCCATTTGTAAAGGATAGAACTGCTTCTTATTCGGTTAGGGGTTTGCTTGGAAATATCTCAATGACAGCAGTTGTTGGAGGAGCAGACATTACTACTGGGGCAGCATTTACTGTTGCTGCTGGTGGTGCCGCTACTGTTGCTGCTGGTGGAGCATCTACATTAACTGCTGGTGGTCTGATGACCCTGGCAACAGGAGGTAAGGTTTCAGTTGTTGGTGGAACAGGTGTTGACATTAAGGCTGTTACTACTAATGTTGATATTACAGCAACTGCTGGTAACGTTGATATTAATGGTTTATTAATTTTACTTAACTAAACAATCACGGATACTGATCGTAAACTGGCACAAGGGGGGTTGATTTCTAGACCCAACCCTGATAAATTACTCTTGTAGCAAATCAGGTGAGTGCCGCAACTACTTGCATAACCTGGTTGACGCATCGAGCGTCTTCTGCTATAATATATTCATGCGATCGGGAGTCGAACCGATCCATCATCTGCGGGTATAAATTCCGCAAGTAAACAAAGGTAATTAAACA